AAATCCTGCTCCACCAGGTCAGTCAACCACTTAGCCGGCGCCACTCTGGTGGCACTAACTTCAAACCAGTGGCTGTTCAACCCCATAGCCAGCCACTTGGTTATCTCCGCCCAAGTAATACTGCGTAACTGATTCTCCGAGTTAGCCGAAATGATGGTTGTCGAGCCAATCCTTGTTGACGCCATCCATATAGTCAGCCAACTGACCAACGCCGACTTACCAATACCACGCCCAGAAGATATTGCTTCTTGCAGTACAGAGTAGTCTACTTTGCCATTATTCTTTGCAATATGCTCAGTAATATCTTGCAATACTTCCCTCTGCCATTTTCTTGGGCCAGAGAAATACTCCAATGGAGTACCCTTAACTCCCCAAGGAAATAGATACTTAACAAAAGCCAGAGGATTATCTTTTAATGCAGGACTCCAAAGTACCGCCATTAATTCCTGCTCATCTTCTGGTTTATATATAGTGGTTTGCATAATATTAATAAAAAATAAAAATTGTTCGTGAACGCTCCGTAGCTGTGACCATCGGCGCTCGGCCCTGCCACCCCCCCCTAAGTAAGCACTCACTAACATCCTGGTTAGTAAGCACTAACTAACATCATCCTCGCCTTGCACAGCTTGCACAATGGATGCACTGATGCGTGGTGTAACGTCTACAACGTCCACTAGGCGGGACTGTGCAGCTTGCAAGGCACCACTAATAGATATACGGGTATCGGACACTTGGACGTCTAACCTATCCCCATAGACCTTTGGTGCCAGCTTAGAGGCTCTCCAACGCATTGAATCAAGCACTACCCTGGCAGCATGGCTGTCCATCGTGCCGGCGCTTACAGCCTCTTCCACGGCCTCCATACGGTCAAACAACGTATCGGCTTGAGCAGTCCGGGCGCGCGCGTACCTGACGGCAAACTGGCCGTCCGAAACGATCCACCGTTGAACCGTCCTGAAATCTGGCATTCCATCATCTTGGCAAACCTGACGTAACGACCTGCCAGTCTGGATTGCTTCAACGACCTTTTCCTGTATCTCTGTAACTTCATCCGTCGCATACGCCATGTTAGTAACCCCTAACTTAATTTACTAACCCCATAGTCAGCAATGCACCATTTTAAGCACAATGGTCTTACACAAATGCACACTCCTTAAGGAGTGTGTGCATACAGTGTAAGGGTATACCCTTGTTTTGTCAGATTCTTACACAATGCATTGTGCATACATTGTGTAAGAAATGTAAGGGTAAACACCTAGTAAATAGTGCGATAAAGATTGTTGCACCATGCTTGACTGCGATAGAATCTGTTACATGGTGAAGCAATAGTGCAGCACCTAAACCAAGGATAGACATGGAGAATAAAACGGTAGCATGGTCCACAATGCTGCAAGATGCAGTCACTCAACCCGGCATCATCAGCAGTGCATACAGTGCATTCCACAATTACAGCATGGGAAACCAACTGCTAGCATGGTCCCAGCTTACAGCCCGTAACATGGGTTTGTCACCACTGGCAACCTACAAACGATGGTCCGAGTTGGGACGGCAAGTTAAAAAAGGCGAAAAAGCCATTGCTCTGGTTATGCCTGTCACTATCAATAAAAAAGATGGTGCAGGCGAAAAGACTGGTGAATGCTTCCAATGGTTCACCCTTAAAAATAACTGGTTTTCCCTTGACCAGACCGAAGGGGCGGAATTTGCCAATGAAACCATTACACCAGCATGGAATGCTGACAAGGCATTGAAAACCCTTGATATTACATTGATTCGGTTTGATTCTGCATCGGGTAACTGCCAGGGCTATGCCACTGGCAAAAATATCGCCATTAACCCAGTAGCTGCACTGCCACATAAAACCCGGTTCCATGAGTTAGCCCATGTTGTTTTAGGTCATACCCTTGAAAGCACAATGTCGGATGATGATAGAACCCCTAAAGACATACGCGAAGTAGAAGCTGAGTCGGTGGCCTATATATTGTGCTCAGTGCTTGATCTGCCAGGACTGATTGAATCAAGGGGCTATATTCAAAATTGGTTAGATGGTGCCGAGATATCGGATAAATCAGCACAGCGCATATTCGGTGCTGCTGACAAGATTCTGAAAGCTGGCGCGTAATTAACTGTTAGCCCTACTGGTTAGGGTTAACGGGCGATTATGCCAATTAACCTAAGGACAATCATGGAACACGCAACTATCGAAACCACTACAGCCACCATTGACAATGATCTAATGATTATGCCCGGCCATCTTGCAGCCATTGCCATGTTCGCGGCAAAAAAAGATATCCGGCATTATCTGATGGGCGTATGCATTGATACAGGACCTGCTGGCGCGTTTTTAGTCGCTACTTGCGGCCATGCTATGGCAGTGCATCAGATCGACAATGTGGCTCGGCCTGCTGGTCAACTTATCATGCCACTGGTGCCACTTGCCAGCATGATCAAGGCAAACAGGCGCGTCGGTATCAAACTAACCCTGCCTGCTGGTTTTGCAGGTAAGTATGACAACAATATCCGTGTCAAACGTCAGGTAACGCTTGAATCACTCAAAGGTGAAATTGCCATAGTGCCCGAAATGGACGGTATTTTTCCCGACTGGCGCCGGGTTGCAAAGTATGACGATGCACCATACCCGCAGCAAGTGTTCTTTAATCCTCATTACTTGGTCCGAGTTGCCGATGCTGCTGATCTGATTAGTGAGCGTAAATTTGCCGTCCAAGTGCGCCCAGGTGGCACTGGTGTAGGGTTTGCCACTTTGGACCATGAGGGAAAGACGGTGGCGTATGTTATGCCGATTAGGGGCACCATTGACGATCTGCCTAGCAAACCCACAATGAACTATTGATCAAATAACCCCCCAGCCCTTACCCTGTAAGGGTTTATAGCTATCATTTTAGGAGTTAGCACCATGTATTTTGACCGTTTCGACATTTGCGAAGCTTACTATCTGGCGCTGTCTGACTGCCATGGTGGGCAGTGGTCGCGCGAGTATGCGCGGCTTTGCAAGCTGATGACCTACTTTAAACCGTCACCCATGCTATCGGTGGAATCGTTGGACGATAACGCGCGAGAGATATATGAGAGTGCTTGCGCCCGTATGCTTGGGCGCGCAGCATGAAAAAACTACTCTGGACCCTGATACAAGGACTTATCGGCGCTGCCATTTGGGGCTTACCATTTATCTATCATTTTTGGAGTATGAAGCCATGAAAAAGCAAACTTACGTTCAGGCGCTTATGCGTCAACCAGTAGCATGGATAAAAGCCAGTGCGGCCACGCCTAATGGTCACATGACGCCTATGCATATTTTGCTGCATTATGTGGCGCTTCGCAGAATGGGGGAGATATGAACGACTATGACGATTACCTAAACGATGCCAGGGACCAGGCCCGACTCATGGCCGATGATGGCCCGGACGACTCAGAGCCGGGCATCTGCCCTGCCTGTAATGGCTCGGGAGAGGGCCAACATGAGGGTACTACGTGCTATAGCTGCAAAGGGGCGGGGGAATGCTAGACCACGACATTACCGACAAAATACACCATTTAATGCACCTGTACGCATGGTGCCACCAGGAGGCAATGGAGTACCTGTATTACGAACCGCATGACCCGGTAGACTGGCTCGGCACCCGGTGGGAGGATGAACCATGCTCTTAGCCGCCCTATTTGCTGCCCTGCTGGCGCTGCTGCTTAACCTGTAACGATACTTGAAACGATTATTCCCAACTAATGCCCACCTTGTACTCGGTGGGCTTTTTTACGTCTTCAATCTGCCGTTTGGCATCTTCGAAACCACGCCCCACAATAACCTTGTGACCGATACCCTCTAGGTACGCGATCCAGTCACGCTGCACTGGTGACACCACGCCGCCCGTCTCACGCTTGAGTTCCACCCATAGCAGCCACTCAGGCACGAAAAGGTCGGGCACCCCTGCCTGTACCCCTTCCGCCTTCAACGATGCCCCTTGTGCCATGCTACGACCCCCGCCATTGGGGATTGCAAAGACCCTCACCCCCGGATAACTGCGCCTGAACCATGAGACTAGGCGCACCTGTTCTAAGTGTTCTGATGGCGCGGTCATAGTGCGTTAATTTCCTTGTGGCGTTGTTTGTGGCATGGTTGACAAAGCCACATTACATCTAATGGCTTGTCGTAATCTTCATGATGTGCCAATGAATTTATTTCATTGCACCGACAACATGGTTGTCGAATCAAAATGCCTTTTTTTATGGCTTGGCTTACGCTGTAATGCGCTTTTTGCCTACGCTTATCCTCAGAACGCCAAATTTTAGTAATTTCTGTATTGGCTTTTCTTCTCTCTGGAAATTTGCCACGATTCCTGTCGTACTGGCGCACCTTTTCAAGATTTTTTAAACGATGTTCCATAACGTCATTTTTGTTGCATTCCTTGCATTTGTTGACGTGACCATCAGACATTTTTGGATGTTTATAAAAATCCAATAATGGCTTTGTTATTTTGCATTTAAAGCATTCTTTATACATGGCAATTTCCTGTGTAATATTGCCATTGTACCCGTTTTAATTCTAAAAGGGGATTTCCCAGACCCACAAGGCGCAGCCCCCAGGTTCATTGGCAAACTCTACTGGCGGGGCTTCGCCGAACTCAGCGCATACCCCGTCCGGGCGGTAATGATCGCAGGTATGACAGACCATAGGCGGCTCGGCTCTCAGGGTATTGCGGTAAGTGGTGACGATCTCGGGTTCGGGGTGTCTCATAGTAAAAATCCTCTTTGTTGCATAAAGTCTATTGGATGCTTTGCGCTTTTTTGATTGTTGCATCGTTGGCGCAAAAGCTGAATGTTGTCATCAGTATTTGACCCGCCAAGCGCAAGCGGGACTATGTGGTCAAGGTGGTAATCATTGCCCAATGGTTGCTTACAACATGGGCATTTACCTTTTTGCAGATTGAAAAGTTTAGCGGCTAAGCCTTTAGAAAGAATGCCACCATTTAATCGTTTTTTTGCTTGATAATTTTGGTTTTTAATTCGTATGGCTTCTGCATTAGCAGCACGCCAAACAATTCCTTTTTTCTTACGATTTTCACGATTAGCTGCATATGATGCAGCATCGTTTGCTTTTTTTCTTTCTGGATTTAATTTAATCCATGCAGATTCAGCTTGTTTTTTGCGCTCGGAATTTGCAATATTCCAAGCGGTTCTGCTTGCTTTTTTGCGTTCTGTATTAGCTAAATACCAAGCGGCGCTGTATGCCTTTACACACGGCTTGCAATTGCCACTTTTATTACGCTCAGTTTCAGCTTGGCATTTTTGACAAAATTTTGTCATTGTGACACCCTCTAACGGTTAAATGATGGTGTCAGTAAGCATTGGTTAGAGCAATGCAAGGCTGGCCGGCCCTGTCCTGACGTAATCATTTTACCACTGATGGGAAAGCACGGTGTAAAAACGCCCTTCGCGTTTGTATTCAATAATTTTTGGTGGCGTCCCTTCCGTCATTTGCTTTGCAATGTCATGCAAATCTGCGGACGCATAGTCCAAAATTACGCCAGCTTTATGGGCAATGTCTGCTAGGTTTTTTCTAGCTCGCTCCCCTGCAAAACCGTCATGGCAAATTGCATAGTAAGACGTTACCGGCGCATCCGACAAACTTCCATATATTGTGCAAGTAAGCATTTCTTTGCCTGATGCGCGTGAAATTTGTTTTCTCCATGTCCAGGCGCTCACTTCCAGGTCAGTACCGTCCTGCCCCATGATGTCCAGATTGTGCAGGCGCAGCGCGGGGCGCTCGGGTTCGGGAAATGCCTCACCGCAAGCTGGGCAGACCCTGACCGACAAGGCGCAGATTTCCTGACAGTGGTCACACACCTTTACCGGTGCTTCGCCCTGTTTGTCGCCCTTCTTTGGTGGCGGCCTCACGGCTGTTATTGGCCCATGTTGCTCCACTACACCAGCAAAGTCCAGCACTAGGCAGTCAGTTTTACCCGGTGCTATCCGCAGGCCACGCCCTGCCATTTGCACATATAGGCCCGGTGACATAGTTGGCCGCAACATAGCCACCAGATCAATCCCAGGCGCATCGAAACCGGTGGTCAATACATTGGCGTTGGTTAAGGCCCGAATGCGCCCTGCCTTGAAATCGGTCAGGATACGGTCACGCTCATTCGATGGCGTCTCGCCGGTCACGCATTCAGTGTTGATGCCTTGCGCTTGCAGTGCGGTGGCAATATGCTGGGCATGGGCTACACCGGCGCAGAAAACCAGCCAAGACCGGCGCTCACCGGCCAGGCGCACTATCTCGGCCACTACCCTTCGGTTCTTGTCGGTGGTGTCCACCTTGGCCTGTAGCTCAGACTCTATGTACTCGCCGCCCCGCTTATGCACCCCGTCCACCTCCAATTTAGTGGCCGTCAACTTGCTGCGAAGGGTGGACAGGTAGCCTTTGAAAATCAACTCCTCAATGCTGGTGGGTGTAATCAGTTGGCTAAAAATAGCAGGCTCATCTGTGATGTAGCCATGCCCCAAACGATAAGGTGTAGCGCTCAAACCGATAACGCGAAGGTTCGGGTTGATAGCTTTCAGGTCATTAATCAATGTGCGATAGCCGCCCTCGTCTTTGTGCCCTATAAGGTGGCTTTCATCGCAAATAATTAAATCGCAATGCCCTATTTCCTTGGCTTTGGTGCGTACTGACTGGATACCCGCAAAGGTTATCGGCTCGCCCAAGTCCTTGCGCTTCAGACCTGCACTGTAAATGCCCAACGGGCAGTTAGGCCAATGCTGGCGCATCTTTTCGGCATTCTGAGCGATAAGCTCCTTGACGTGGGTCAGCATGAGAATGCGAGTCTCCGGCCATGATTGCAGCGCGTCCTTGCACAGTGCCGCAATGATGTGGCTCTTGCCTGACCCTGTAGGCAGCACTAGACATGGATTACCAGTGTTGCCTGCCTCGAACCATGCGTAGAGTTGGTCTATGGTGCGTTGTTGGTATTCACGGAGCATGGTGTTTGTTAAATAATTTGTTAATTACAAAGCCCCACATTGCACCACCGGCAACCTTTGCGGCAAATTGCGCCAGCACAATTTGTGGCATAAGCGCACCAAATGCAATCGTTGGAAACAACAGAGAGTCAACCGCAGCACCCACTACGTTTGATTTTGTGGAGCGTTTGAACCATGTTCCTGATGTTTTGATAAAAACACCCCAATCAACTACTGCTGCGGCTGTAAAAGATACCGCAGAGGCTATTGCAATCATTCCTGCCGCTGGATTAAGAGCGTAAGTCAATGCACCAGTCGCGGCAATCAAAAAACCCATTTGGTGCGTCTTGAGTCGTTCATGGAGAAAATCTCGTAAAGCAAGGTCAAGTCCAATAAACAGAAAGGCGTTGATAGGTGAAACCCACGGCCCCCATTGAGCAATTGAAAGATTTGCAAGGGTCATTGCTGCTGCGTAAAGTGCAATTAAAAAAGGCATAAAGAATCCTGTTTAGGTTGAGTTGTCCAATGGGTTGCTGAGTTGTGTGCTTCTATTCGGGCCGCGAGGGTAACGGCTCTCCAGTCCTTGTCTGGCGGCATAAATGTGCCTTTCCACGCAGAATCAATACCAATATTTCTACCAACACTTGTGGAGTCGGCAGAGTGAAAAGGTATTCTTGTAAAAACATCAGGGTTAAGCATTCGCAAACCGTAAAGTTTTGTAGTCGGAAAGCCATTCTTGTCTATGATTTTGGACAATGCTTCGTTCATGCGATTCCACCAATTAGCAGAACCGACAACGGAATACTCGCCAGATGACCCAATGCAGACCCGTGGGAATGCTCTTGCCAACCATTGAAGTCGTACTGTGGTTTCATGCATATGCCAAACAGGTGCAGCCATATGACTTGGAAGTGGGCAAGATCGAACCAAGGCGTCATTTGCTTTTTCATCTCCATCAATCACATCAGGAATGACAAAAAAGTCAAAGCCTGGTCGATTCATATGGCTTGCAATCCATTCATAGAACGGCATCCAATCTGTAATTGGTTTTCCGCCCATCCACGCAGAGAATGCACCGTTGTCCAATGCAAACGATTGGCAGACTTCAATGGCTATTGGTAGTTGATCTGGATGGGCAAACGACACAAAAGAATGCCGCCCCGCAAGGACTTTCGCGGCAGCTGTTGCTGGCGTTATAGGTGAACCGTGATAGTGAATCATGCCACCACCCTAGCATCAAACTCAGACCTGATTTTATTTACAGTGGTGTCACTGCAAGCCGCAGCATTGGCAAGCAATTCCTTGCTGGTGTACACGCCCTCGCCTGGCTCACCATTAGCCAAGCCTAGGCCGTCAATCTCATAGACTGCCACCCAGTCGCTGGGGCTCTCTAAGCGCTTCCACGGCACCAGATCAGGGTGCAGCACATGGCTTTCGCATCCTTCATACTGCGCCTCAGTCGGCACGATGTCATCCCATTTGGCGCAGTGCCAAGTCGAATCGCTCAATGGCGTTGCATTGGCGCAGGTGCGGCAGTTGACCTGCTTGGTAGTCTTGCTGCCGTGGCAGAAGTCGTGGCCCGCGCACATCTTGCACTCAAACCATGTGGGGTCGGTGCTGATAGGTGGCGGCAGGCGATCAGTCAGGGTTAAGCGTTGGCCTTTGGCGATAGCCTTCTCGGCATGGTCGCGGTCATACTCTAGACGCTCGGTGTAAATGCGGTCATCATCTTTACAAACCGCAATGTAAAGCGCACGTTTCAAGTCGGTGCCGTGCATATAGACTTGGCATTGCGTGAAATGCATGGGCTTGCTCTTGGCTACGCCATGCTTTTCTAGGTCGTTAAACGACTTCAGGCTGTGGGTCTTGAACTCCAGTACGTGTTCAGTCTTTGGCGCACCGGGTACGCCCTTGCCAATGCCGTCTAGGCTGCCCGATACATGGCTGCCAAAGTTCACCCGGCGCTGGGTGCCGCTCACGCTCATTCCGATAGCGCGGAGATCGCTGATGATAGTGGCCTCTTCGTTGAAGCCACGCCTAAACAGTCGCAGGATGCGGCCTTGGAACTTTTCCACCACTGCCCAACGGAATGACAGCCAAAGCCAGCGCTCGCAATGGTGGCCCAGCGTACTGCAACCCATATGGGCGCGGGGCTTCTCAAGGCGCTCTTGATGGGCGGCGTCAATCAGGGAAGTTATGGTAATCTCTGGGTCTGGTATTTGCACGGTGTTTTCTCCTGTTAGTTGTTGCTATCTTGACCCCGCCGTTACAAGCGGGGTCTTTTTTTGGGTGGGGGTACTCGCTGCACTGGTTGGATCCGAACCAACGACTCGCCCTCGAAAGGCAGCTTTTCCAACTAAGCTACAGCATCCGCTTTCCCCCCAAAACTTACTTCTTAGCCCACGGTGGCGCAGACTTAGCAGCAGGCGCACCAGCAGACGGCCCAATAGGCTTGAACGGCGCAACCGCAGCCGGTGTCACCCCGCCTAAGGCGCGGTAGCCTTTGATCTCATTCCCGGCGTACTCACCAGTCTTGACCACCAGCTTGATGCCCAAGTTGCCGCCAATCAGTTGGTCGGTGTCGGTCACTTTGGCAAGGCCAATGGCTCGCATGATCTCGCCCAACTGCTGGCGTCCGATCTCTTCCGCCTTGGTTGAAGCATTTTTTATGTTCAGGTTTCCAAACACCACTCGCCCCTGATGGCTGGGGCCGGTGATGGTGTACTTGCAAGCAATGTACTTGCCGTCACCTGCCTTAGTGGCTTTGATCTCAGCGCCGGTAATGGTGGAGTTGTACCAACCTTCGGGCAGTGGCTCAAAGTTGGAAGTGCCTTGCGGCAGAGTGTCGAGGGTAAATTCTTCGTCGAGAAAGGCCATGATTAATCCTTAGTGATAGTAAAAGTGGGACGCCCAGGGGTGGACGTAATGGCACCAAGCAGCGGCCCGGTCACAGCGTCAGCAGCCGCGCCCCAAGCCTTTGCATTGATTTCTGGTTTCCAGCGAAAGAGGCTGGAAAGATGTTCAGACAGACCAGCTTCAGCGGCCAAGATTTGCAGTTTGTCGGCGTCGATCTTTTTGTTGATGCGGCCCTCGGTCTTGATGACGTAACCGTCGACAGCGTGTTTAACCGTGCCGTCAAGGTCTTTAGGGATGGCAAACGTCTCGACCATCAGGTCTTCCAGTTCCCGGCGCTCGGCCACCGCAATGCCTTCGGCTTTCTTAGCGTCAAGCCAGCGTTGGTAAAGTGTGTTCATTGGGTGTACTCCAGTGCTTGCAGTTTGCCGATACGTTCGTTGATTTGGTAGATTGACTTTGCAAAATCATCTTGCGCTTTTTGTTTGAGAGCCTGCAAGGCTGCGATCTTTTGAGCGGTAGGATCGTAGTTTTCAGGCGCGTCAAACTCAACTTCTTGTTGACCGACATAAGTGCGGTCTTCGGTGTCATCCATCTTGAATGAGGCAATTCTGTATTGCCCTTCTTCTTCCCACTCAAACTTTTGATAATGGACATGGGCCATGATTTTGATCTTCATGCCACACCCCCGATTTTGTTGATGATCTCGCCCAAGTCAGGCGCTTCCCAAGTTCCCAGCTTGCCGCTACGGTCTTTGGCAAGCCACAGGCCGTCGCTGTCGCACATCAGTGCGCGTTGAGTGTTGCCCTCGGCATCTTTCTCAACCCGCAGCGCCAGCACCTCGTCAAAGAAGTAAGGCAGCGCCTGCCCGGTCTTGATGCCCGGCATTGAGGGCGAATACAGCACCCGACCCATCTCGTCTTGAGTCTTCTCTAACTTCGCGGTCATCAGGACATGGCGTCCGGGCAGGTCACGGAAGGCGCGGATGATATCGGCCATCTGTTCCTGCATTGCGCCGTAGGCAGCGCGTGGGTCTTTGTTGACCTTTTTTTCATGGTTTAAACAGACCTCGGCAATCTCGCTGATACTGTCCAAAGCCACCGACTTGTGGTCACTATCTGCCACCCAAGCGTAAGCCTCGCGCAAGTCTTCCATGCTGGTGATCTCAATGAACGGCAGGTCAGCGTCCTGCAAGGACAGCAAACCACCCTCAGCAGACAAAACCACTGGATGCGGTAAAGTCTTGATTAGGCTGGTCTTGCCAGCCCCTGCTTGCCCGTAGACAAGCAGCTTGACACCGTTGGCACTAAGGCCGCTGGTGCGTTTTAACGAAATAGCCATGTTGGCTTTCTCCTTTTGGTTGCACACCAGTCGGACAATCACGGTCGGTGTGTGCTTGCAGTTTAGCACAAATTCATGATACAGTGTCAACAACTTTATGACGAAAGATGATAAATAAATGGCAGACCTCTCAAATATCCTTGGTGGCCCTTGGTCGCCGCCTTCTCAAAAGCAGGTAGATGCACCTGACATTCAACTCAAAGATGCCATGCTTGGCGCAGGGCTAAAGCCACCAGATGTAATCCACCTTGACGGCAAGCTGCACCGCTTTAACAGTGGCACTAAGGGCGAGAAAGGTCACGACAAGCCGGGTTGGTACGTGGTGTTTTCTGATGGCGTACCGGCAGGGCGCTTTGGCTGCTGGCGCTCAGGGTTTGAGTCATCGTGGAAAGCAGACATTGGCCGCAGCCTGACTCCGGTAGAGGAGATGGCGCAGAGCAGGCGCTTGGCGGAGGCCAAGACCCAGCGGGACGCCGAGGTGAAAAAAGCGCGTGAGGTTGCCGCCAACACCGTTGATCTGATCTGGTCGCAGGCAGGAGCAGCAAGCCCAGAGCATCCTTATCTACAGCGCAAAGGCATCAAGGCGCATGGCGCAAGGATTACGGGCGACGGCAGGCTGATGGTGCCGCTGTACAACTCGGACGGCGAACTCTCCAGCATTCAGTACATTGACCATCAAGGCGGTAAGCTGTATCACCCTGGTGGACAGACCGGCTCGATGTATTGGCTGGTCGGCAGTATGGATGACGCCACCACGCTCTACATTGCCGAAGGATTTGCGACAGCCGCCACCATTGCCGAGGTGACAGGGCAGCCCTGCGCGGTGGCTTACAGCGCCAGCAACCTGGTGCCGGTGACGGGAATTTTGAAGGAAGGCCACCCGACGCTAGACATTTGCATCGTGGCTGACCATGACGCTAGTGGTGTGGGGCAGCGCTACGCCGAACAAGCCAGTGCAAAGTTTGGGGTACGCATGACAACACCGCCAGTGCCGGGTGACGCAAACGATTACGTCCAAGCGGGGCACGATTTGGCTTTGTTGCTCAAGCCGCAAGCAATAGCTAATTGGTCAGTAGATGGCAATGATTTTTGCAATCAACCTGCGCCCATTTCATGGCTTGTAAAGCATTGGATTCAGGACAAGGCACTTGTGATGGTGCATGGCCCTAGTGGCGGCGGTAAGACGTTTGTGGTGCTGGATTGGATGCTGCATATGGCGGCAGGAAAGCCAAGTTGGTTTGGTCACAAAGTGAAACCTGCGAATGTGTTTTACATGGCTGGCGAGGGGCATCATGGCTTGAGAAGTCGGTTGGCCGCTTGGAAGCACAAGCATGACGTAAAAAATTTCAACTCTATTCGGATTACCAAGTCCGGCTGCGATCTCAACACCGCAGAAGGTTACTTAAAAGCCGTCACGGAATTGCATAGTTTGCCCCAAAAATTTCAAGTCATCGTCATTGACACTTTACATAGGTTTTTAGCCGGTGATGAGAACTCAGCCCAAGACGCCAAGACCATGCTGGACGCCTGCGCTGCACTCATGCAAGAGTTTGGCTGCACCGTCATTTTGGTTCACCACACAGGCGTCAGCGAAGAGGCCCAGCACCGTGCGCGAGGCTCATCAGCTTGGCGTGGCGCTTTGGACATTGAGATTAGCGTCATACCCGCCAAGGGCGACAAGTCCATTGAAATCGTGCAGCGCAAAAGCAAAGACGCCGAGATGGCAGCGCCGGTCTATGTTGACTTGGAATCGGTGGCGATACCCGGCTGGCTTGATGAGGATGGCGAGGCAGTCACTAGTGCAGTGGTCATTAAAGGTGAAGTGCCTGAGTCCAAGCAAAAGGATAAGTCGCTGGGGTTTGCCGATTTTGAGAAAGCCTGGTGGTCATCAGGCGCGGAGGAGCGAGGCGGCGCACCTTACCTCACTAAGTCAGTGCTGCGCGACTACGCCGTTGCCAATGGCATCTCAAACTTTCCTGGCGCACTTGCAGCCGGTTCACGCCGAAATCTGATTGATGGCAAGAACGCCCGGTACATCATCAATCTGCTGGACGCCAAGCTGATTGAAGTCCATGAGAACGGCTGGATTGTGATTGAAGAAGGTACATCGTCTGGAATGATGTTGAAGAAATAGTTATTCTGTGCTAAACTTCTTGACATGAACAGACTTACCCAACTCAAAGCTAAGTTGAGGGCTGCACAAGCCGAACTTGCAATCCGCACCCGGACGCATAACAGTGCGAGTCGGGCTTACAACAAAGTGACTACCCATATCACTGAACTGGAGAAGAGAATTGCTGACTTGGAGAAAATTTCAAAGTGAATTGCCCAACTATAGTGAGGCCGACTTGTTGGCTTTGTTGGACGAGGAACGATTGAAGCACCGCAGAGTGTCCATGCTAGAGCGCATCCACCAACGCTACTGCACCCTACGCGCCAGCCGGGAACGGATGGAGATACTAAAAGAAGGAAAACGACCATGACCCTAATGCAACAATTTAAGAGGATGAGTAGGCGGCTTACGCCAGTCGAGATGGCAGCTACTGAACTTGCAGAGGCTGAACTGCACCGCCTAGAAGCCCACAGTGCGGTGGAATACGCCACTAGTGTGGTGTCGTATGAAGACGCTAGGATCAAACGTCTAAGGAAGTTCTTGGCAGATGCGGAGAAGGCAGTATGACTGCTATCCCATCAAAGTATTTTGGCATCGGGCCGTACCGGTCTGAACAGATAGGGCCAGTTTGGTGGGCTGTGATGAATCGGCACGGCATCAACTGTTTGAATTTTCTGGAGAAGCCTGGTGCCGTTGTGACGACTGAGCCACACGCCAAACGGATAGCAGATGAGTGGAACGCCAGAACAGAACCATTCCCCGAGCGCATTGAAATCTATGTTGCGCCAGTGACCATTCCGATGGCCGACGCCGAGATGGCAGCTTACGTGTTAAGCCGCCGGTATAACTGGGAGACTAAACAATGGTCATGAACACCTGGCCCTTCCCCACTGAATTACCACCAGCCGTGCCAATGGGCAAGCTGCCTTTCAACCCGGCAAACCATGAGGACGCACCATTATGAGTGGCGGACACTT